ACAGTTTCGGCAATAACAGGAAATGCTTTTAAGTCTGCTTTAATATCATTAAACTCTGCAGGTTGGGTTCCGCGACACGCTATGACTAAATCTTCTTTGTTCATAAAGCGATATGCCTGGGCACCTTCCTTATTATAAAATTCAATTGTTGTAAAACCTAACTTTTTTGCTTGCTTTTTAACATCAGATGTGTTATTATTATAAGCTAATGCACTTAGTTCGGCAAACAACAAGGAACGCTGTTTAAAATTCATGTTTGTAATTGACATAATACTCCCTCATATAGTACAAGTTAACTCATGTACTGCAATATTTATTAATTTGAACGCTAAATAGTAATACGGAGAGTAGAGATATGAGAAAACGTACTAGAAGCATACTTGAAGAACTGAACAATTTAGATCGTTCTCGTAGAAGTCAAGACCATTTGATAGAAGCAAGTGGAAGCAACATCATTGAAAGTGCTATTAATCTTTTAAATAAGATTTCAAAAACTTATGATGCAGATACAGCAAGTGAATTAGAAAGACGTTTTCTAAATAGTATTAGAACAGGCGATCCACGTAAATTTAAACGTAGTATTACAAAAGTAATTGAGAACAAACACAATGACCAATAAATTGCTAGAAGGCGGATCTATGCCTAATGTAGGACCAATTCATATAGATGAAATTAATCCTACTCTTGACGCACTAGAAAAAGATTTAGGTATTGACCTAAAGAACAATGTTCTAGGTAGTGTTGGAAAGAAAGAATTCAGCGGCGACATTGATGTTGCCATACAAGTTGCACCAGAAGATATTCCAGAACTAATTAAAAAGTTAGAAGCTAGTTCATTAATTAAAGCTCTTCAAAAAACTAGTATTATAATGACAAGTGTTGATATTATTGGGTTTGATCCTAACAAACAAAGTGATGATCCAAAACACGGCGAGCGAACAGGCACAGTACAGGTAGACTTTATGCCAGGCGACCCAGGTTGGATGAAAACTTATTACCACTCACCAAGTGCCGACGAAAGCAAATACAAAGGTGTGTTCCGTAACATTATGATTGCTACTATTTGTGCAATTTACCAACGTGATGCATCAGAAGAAAAGATTGACGATGGTCGTCCTGTAGAAGTAGAGCGTTGGATGTGGGCACCAGACAAAGGCTTAGTAAGAATTAAACGTGTACCAAAACCTAAAGCAAAGGGCGACGGGTATACAAAAGCAAATTTAAACACAGTAATTGGGAATCCAATTCAAACAGCACCAGAAATTGCAAAAGCATTAGGTCTTAACGGACCAGAAGATTTAAACTCATACGAAAGTTTAAAAGCCGCAATTGAAAAAAATTATGCACCGGAGATGGTTGAAAAGATTTTAGATAGTTTTGCAGATAATAAACAAGTGCAAGACATTGGCGTGCCAGATGATTTAGTTAAACAAGAAAGTTTAGCTGATGTACAACTTGAGCGTATTAAAGAACTAAGTGGTACCTTGTTAAACAGTACAAGGATGATTTGTTAATGAGATACACAGATTTTAAACTTGTAGAACGTAAGCAAAAAACTGGCAGTGCAGGACAAGCCAAAGGCAAAGATCCAATGCCAAAAGCAACACCAGGACGTAAAAAGCATCCACTACAAGATAAACTAGTAGGCGAAGCAATAGTCAACGAAGCAGAAGCTCGTATACAACACATGGAAGACTTAGTTTTCCGTGAAGGATCGCAAGGTGCAGTACGTGCTATTGAAAGTTTAAAAAGTTTAGAACAAGGTTCACATAAAGATGTAACAATTAAATGGGACGGCTCACCGGCTGTAATATTTGGACGTGACGCAGATGGTAACTTTGTTTTTACAGATAAGTCAGGCTTCAGTGCAAAAGGATACGATGGCAAAGCCAAATCAGCAAAAGAACTAGCACAGATGTTAAAGAACCGTCCAGGCTATGCAAAGAATCCAGAAGGGTATGGCCCATTCATTGCTAACATGGTAGACGTGTACGACGAGTATGAAAAAGCAGTTCCTAAAGACTACAGAGGATTCTTTAAAGGTGACTTGTTATATTTTAACACACCTGAAATACAAGACGGGCATTATGTGTTTACGCCAAACATTGTAACTTATTCAGTAAAACAAGACAGTGACATTGGCAAGCGTATTGGAATGAGCAAGACTGGAATTGTTATACATAGAGAAGCAGACATATCAGGTGCTGAAGGACCATTAAGAGATACAAACATATTTCAAGGTAATGAAGTATTAGTGTTGCCACCGGTAGTAGCACAAGAACCGCCAAGTGTTGACGACTCACAACTTAAAACATTACAAGCAATGGTAACAAAGCACGGTCCTTCAATTGATGCTATACTTGAAAAGAGACAAGGACTATCAGACTTGTCACAAATATTTTATACCTATATGAATTCAAGAGTTGATTCAGGTATTAAAAACTTAGCACAAGACTTTGCAGGTTGGCTTGCAACATCTAAAGTCAGTAAGCCTAAACAACAAAAGGTTATTGAGATAATTAATAACAATGTTGAAGGGTTTAATGCTATGTGGGATCTAGTACATGGAATAATGAAAGTTAAAGACAACATTATTAATCAACTAGAAGATCAAGAAGCTGATATTACGGCTACTATCAAAGGTGAAAAGGGCGGCGAAGGCTATGTACTTGCACATCCAGGGGGCGATATTAAACTTGTTCCTAGAGAATTTTTTACAAAACACAACAGAGCAGTGGAGAGATAAATGAAAAACTACATGAAAGAATATGAAGCACATCTTAATGATATTACTAAAGATGTACTTGACGAAGGCTTTGAATCTTCGCCATTAGAAAAGAAATTAGCCAAGTACGGCAGAATACTAATGGACCAGGCAGTGACACAAAAAGATGATGCACTATCAAACTTAATGTCAAAAGTTGGTGATCAACTTACAAACTATGGCACAACTTATGGTGCAAGCAGTTTGGAAGATCTAGTAAAGAAAACTGGAGCAACACCAAATGTAATTAAAAAGATGTTAGCATTTGCTGAGAAGATTGCACAAACTACCGGCGACTTCAAAGCAGATCATAAAGATGGCGGACTAGATGACGAAGGCGATGATGATTTTACATCAGGTGCTGACGACGAAATGGATGCAATGGCAGCAGATCAAGCGGCAAGAGACAAAATGTAATGGAGTTTATCCAAGCTATAGAAAACGGTTCAGAAATACTTCTAGACGATGACATCAAACAAATGATTGAAAGTTTAGACTTAGAAAACCTTGACGAAGATGCGTTAGATAGAATTGAACAACGTGTAAGTCAGCGTGAAATTGCTCTGTACGGTTTCCTTGTAGGCAAGTCTAATGCATTAAAAGCTAAACTTGCAGTTGATAAGATACAAGCAGGCCAAACTGTGCCAACTAATATAGCAAATGGATACAAACCAGCTGTTGAAATGATACATGATATTGTAAAAGCAGGTCCTGGATACATAAATCTACTAAAAAGCCTACATCAACGAGCCAAAAGAGCATCTAATTAGGGTATTTTTTGTCTAAATGGTAAATACATATGTATAACTTTACAGAGAGTAGAGTTGACCATTTAGAGAAAACAGGAGAAATAAAATGGCAGTAGTATCAAACCCAAATGCGGCAGTAGTTGCAAAGAGTGGCATTGGCCCAACAACATACATCTATGCAGTAGCAACTGGAACAATTACAGTAGCGGCAGCATGTGATTCAATCACTACAACATACGGCGGAACAATCGCTGGTGTTGAAGGTACAGCAGACGGCAACCACGTTGCAGTACAAGGTGGGCCAGGTGGCGCAGAAGCAGTTAGTGGAATTTCACTAGTAGCAACATTTGCCGCTTAATTAACCTAATACCTTAGGACTAAAGGGTTCAGTTTTTACTGGACCCTTTTTTTATGACTGTAAATACAGTATGAAATTTACTATCCAAACATTGATAGACGTTACTAAGACAGATGTACGTAGACACGAGCATCCTAAACTTGTCAATCAACAAGCAAACTTTAATACCTTATACAATACACTTGGATTAAGAACTAATCCAGATAGATTTACTGTTACTAATGAAAAAGTTGCAGTAGCAAATTTAGGATTCGGAAGTGAGTACAAAAACAAGCAAATGGTTTGGACCGTTGACTTTGAAGTTGAACAGATAGATTCAACTAATACTGATTTAATGATTGAAGATTTTCATATGGTTCCGATTATTGCAGGTTTAGACGAAACTATTAAATTAAAGAATAAGATGTTTGTCACATTAGATAATAAATTTACTAATATATTATTTGAGCGTACGGATAAATAACAGTGTACAAGGCAACTAATATAATACAACTTTAGGCATATGAAGGGCAACGTAGGAGTTTACTTTAACGGAGGAGTATTATGGCGGATTTGCCAACTACAGATTTAGAAAGACAAAGTTTAGAAGCACACGTAGACTTATGCGCTTTGCGTTATGCCGCGTTGGATAAGCGTCTTATCACAGTCGAAGAAAAGATGGAACACATCCATCAAGATATTATTAACGGTCAATCATCAATGACAAAAGTCTTAATTGGTACAGCAGGTACTATTATTGCAGGACTTTTATCTACTGTAATCGTAATAGTAATGCAGATGTAATACTTGGAGCTAAATAGAAACATGCTATTAAGAGAGTTTTATACACAACCAACCCAAATAGACGAGAAACAAGTGTGGGCACGTTCAGGAAAGAACGTGGTGCGCAAGTATCGTTGTACTAGTGGCCGTAGAAAAGGTCGTGTAGTAGCAAAAATGTCACAGTGCTTTGCCGCTCCAAACATGAAACAAAGCAAAGTACTAAAAGTTATGAAAGCAAGACTTGGACCTAGACTAGCTAAAAAGATTAAACGTACAAAACGAATTAATCCTGCTAGTAAAAGAGTACAAGCATTGAACAAAAGAAGATAAAAATGAAAGTTTTCGAAGTCACACAAGCAAAGGTAAGCAGAGCACAGGGCAACGAAGTTGAGTTAGATCATGGTGATGGAACCAAGACCGTAATTGATACTAAGAAAAATCCTCAAGCAATCCAGCGTGACCAACAAGGAAAACTTAAAGTTACCAAGCCAAGCAACAGCTCAATGAAGCAAGGTAACAACAACCAACCCCGAACACCTCGCCCAGGCGAGAAAATAGATATAGAAACTGATTAGTAATGAAGATCAACGAACTAATAAATTCGTTTGAAATTTTTATTACGAATGAAGAGCGAAGTATTTACGAAACTATGAACGAGAAATCGGCATTAGCTCAGTTTAATGAGAGAGAACAATTCATTATTCAGAACCTAATAAGAAAGAGTTTAGTAAGTAAAGTTATATCTAACGGACAGGTACTGGTTGTAAAAAATGATCACAAAATCTAAGAATCTTCTTAGCGATTTAGAAAAAATCGTTAATGCGTCTATTGATCCTTCGATGTTTCCTTATAAAAAAGGCAACTCGATAAGAATAGGAAAGTACGCAATACGAACAACAAAGTACGGACATAAAGTATTTGACTGTGAACTAAACTGTATGATAGCAGAAACGTTCTCAAAAACTGCGGCAGTAGCACTAGCAAAGTATACATCGCAACACGAAGAAGACAGATCAGCACATGAATGTATTCTTAGGATAGATCGAAAGGTTGAAAAATGGTATAATGATTGTATGTTTTATCGCAATACTATACAACAAACAGATGATCCAATAAAAGCAGATGTTGCACATACTAGATATGATATTGCTAAAACAGAAACGGAACATGCCCGGAGTCAATTAGATAAATACATTTATAGCTAAAGTAGTTAAAAAGGCTAAATAAATTATAAAGCATAATACATTAGGAAGAATGTAATGAACATAAGAGAAATTTCAAAACCAGTTACAGCAAAGAGCTTGAACGAAAGCCTTGCGAAGAAGTTTGGCCAGAAGCTAAACTTAGAAGCATATACGATAGAACAATTAGAAGACGTAAGAAATAAAATGCGTACTAAGATTTTCAATGTTGAAACAAATGAAAGTTTTGACAGTGTACGAAATGAAGCATATCAAAAGTCAAAACTCTTCCTAGACGTATTGAATGCAGAAATAGCAGAGCGTGAGGAGCGCAACGTAAACGAAGCCAAAGCGGGATATTGTTCCGATGATTGCTGTGGTGCAGACGTAAAAGCAGAAGATTGCACATGTAAACCAACATGTGAAAGTTGCGATTGCAATTCAGTAAAAGAATCAGCTAAGCCTGATTACATCGATATTGACAAAGATGGCGACAAGAAAGAGCCTATGAAGAAAGCAGTAAAAGACGCCAAAAAAGATAAGAAAACAGACGAAGGCGCATACGGCAAGAAAAAGAAAAAAGTAAAAGAAGGCAAAGAAGACGAAGCAGAACTAGTAATGGCAGCCAAAGACATGGTAGACCGTGTTACAGGTTGGATGGAAGACACAGCAGAAATGCAAACTGAATCCATGCTAGAACTAGCAGACGCTATTCGTGACGAACATGGTCAAGAAAAAGCAGATCAGTTTTCGCAATCAGTTAAACCGTCGCTAGAAGGCATGTATGAAGCAATGGAAGCATGTCGTGGCACATTAACTGCTGGCGTACAAATACTAACTGGTGAAGGCGCAGGCGATATGATGATGGGCGATGAACCAGCAATGGACATGGAGCCAACTACTGATGATGACACAGTCGGCGGCGACTTAGACTTAGCTCTAGATAACGATGACGAGTTTGCGGCAGCGGCACCAGCCGCAGGTGGCGAAGATGAAGCAGGTCGTGCTAAGAGAGAATCAAAACTACATAAGAAAAAATCCATTGTAGAGAGAAGTCGCAAATTAGGTACCATTCTTTCAAAAAAAAAATAAGTGAGAATATTGACTCGCAGAAGTTGATACAAGTCTTGCGAACAGTAATAGGCAGTGCGGATACTACTAAACAATCTGTCTTTTTACACTTCAATACTCCAACTACAAATACCAAATCTGGTATGAAGAACTTAGATCTAAACAAACTAATGCAAAATGTAGGCGCAGAGCAATTTGACTACGAAACATTTAAGTCAGCATACGACAGCGATCCAAGAATTAAAACAATGGTCAAAGACTTTAATCAAGATGGCATTGAACCAATGACTGCTATGAATAAAAGTCACCGCGATCCAAGTAAGCCAGATACAGGTGCTGACCCAGTTAGTACAATGGCTAAACGTGCTACAGACGTAGGCGCCAAACTTTAATCAATAACTACTTGACAAAATTACAACTTTAGTATATACTATAAGTTGAATGAGGAATTTATATTGACTTTAATTATTGACAAGTACGACTACAAACCAATTAATCGAAAACAAGTAAACGGAAAACGATTATATCAAACTCCGGACGGCAATGCTGTTGCGAGTGTTACAACTATTTTAGATGCTACTAAAGATAAAACGCATCTTATTGCTTGGAGAAAGCGTGTTGGAGAACAAAAGGCACAAGAGATTGTAACAGAAGCCGCAAGTGTAGGCACAAGGATGCACAAGTATCTTGAAGACTATGTTGAGTTTGGTGAATGGCCACAGCCAGGGTCCAACCCATATGCACAGCAAGCTCATATGATGGCAACTCAAATTAAAGAGAAAGCCATGAATGATGTTGATGAGATATGGGGTAGTGAAGTTAACTTGTATATGCCCAATATGTATGCAGGAACTACTGACCTTGTAGGTACTTATAAAGGTCAGCCTGCAATTATGGACTTCAAGCAAACAAACAAGCCCAAAAAACTAGAATGGGTAGTAGATTACTTCCTACAGTTAACAGCATATGCTGAAGCACACAACGAAATCTATGGTACTAACATCCGTGAAGGACACATCTTTATGTGTAGCCGTGCAGGCGAGTATCAACAGTTTGATATTTGGCCAGATGAATATGACGAATGGCGCAATGAATGGTACGATAGAGTCTACACATATTACGAGAAGTTCGCATAAATACAATAATAATGCGTATAGGAGACACTCGTGGCAGTAGTACAAATATCGAAAATACAAATAAGACGAGGTAGGAAAAATACCGGTAGTGGACTACCGCAACTATCCTCAGGTGAACTTGGGTGGGCAATTGACTCACAGGAACTTTATATAGGTAATGGTGCAGTAGCAGAAGGCGCACCTACAGTAGGTAATACAAAGATTCTAACTGAAGAAGATGACTTATTTGAGATTGCAAAAAACTACACATACAGAGAAGGCGACGGATCTATTGTTACAGGTCCAGACGCAACTAATCCTATTGTTAGAACTTTACAAGAAAGATTAGATGACAATGTTAATATTAGGTCTTTTGGTACTACAGGACAAATTACTCAAGACGCAACTGTACTTTTACAAAGAGCTATAGATCAATTATATCTAAACAATGGTGTAGAAGCGTCTGTAAACAATAGAGTTAAATTAGAACTTGCCGCTGGTATATATAAAATTACAGACACTATCTATGTTCCGCCACACGCTACAATTATTGGTGCAGGATCTGGCAAAACTGTTATTCAACAAGAAACAGCTGGCAAAAGTGTTTTCACTACAGTAAGCGACTCAAGTACTCCTGGTAACTATGTACTAGACGGAGAGTACAACACACAAGCAAGAAACATTCGTTTGCAAGGATTGACACTAAAATGTACGGTAAAAGCAAACGGACTTGTACTACAAAGTTGTAGAGATAGTTACTTCCAAGATGTGCAGATTGCAGGCAGTTGGACAAGTACAGACGGAATCGACCTTGATAGTTCTACATCAACTAGTATTGGACTAGGAATAAACAGCAAGAACGGTGGAGTTGAAACTGTTCGAAACGAATTCACTAACTGTCACATTGACGGCTTTATGTACGGCATTGTATCTAATTGGGATACAAACGATAACGTATGGACAACATCAAACTTTACTAATTTAGGTTATGGATTTACATTTGGTAAAGATATGCTAATTGACGGTAATAATGCAAATGGCACTTCAGTAGGTCCAACTAACAATATTATTTCAGACTGTGTATTCACAAACGTATATAGAGAAGCTATACTTGTTGACGAAGGAACTTATAACGTAAGTCGTAACAATAAATTTAATACTTGTGGTAACGACGGTGCATCAGATGCGTCACCTCTTTATCCTATTATTAGATATACAAGACTAGGTAATACTAGTGATGGAGACTTCTTTAGTAGAACAAAAGTGTTATCATATACACAAGGTACTATTATTACAGCAAGTTCTACAATTACAGCAGGACAATCAACTATTACAGTTACAGATGCTTCAAACTTAGTAGCAGGACAAATTGTTACTGTTGATAGCGGTATTGGAGAACTAGGTGCGGCAACTGTAGTCATTACTGATGTTGATCAACCAACTAACACAGTTACAGTTAACTTGCCACATTTGACAAGCGGCTTAATTAATTTTAGTGTACTATCACCAATTATTACAAGTATTTCTTATATTCCTGAAGTAGACGGACCATGTCACTTTGTTTGGGGTTTTGAACACGAAATAACAATTAGAGACGGTCTAAACCAAACACTATTTAGACTTCCAAAACTTGCTAATCAAAGTTTTGATATTGACTATGTTGCAAAAGGAGCAACAGGTTACACAGGTATGCGATCAGGAAATATGCGAATAACGATGGATAACCAAGCCAACGTTACTGTTTCAGATGAATTTGATTTTGTTGGAGACGAAATATATGTTGACAACATTGCATTTGATGCTATAATAAGTGATATAGACGGAGACAGTACTGTTGACACAATCCTTGTAAAAGGTAATGTTAGTGGTTCACTTCCGGCAAATGCAACAACGAAGTTAAAGTTCAAAGTGAAAACAAAACAGATAAGCATATAAATGTTCAATAAAAAATATGAAGATCGGCTGGCCGCCTGGAGTGATTTTAGAAACACACTTGAAACAACAGACAACCCTTATCAAGATGTAATTGACTTTTATCAACAAGCACCTCTAGTTTCAATTCACACTGACCCATTTGATCAAGCACAATGGCCTACGCCTTGGGAGTTAATTCAAGAGAACCAGTATTGTGAGTTCGCTCGTGTACTAGGATACTGCTTTTCTTTACAGTTAACCGAACGCTTTTCAGGGGCCAATTTTGAGATACATATCGTTACAAGCAGAGAGAAATCGTACTTATATCTCTTAATAATCGACAGTAAAATTGTGCTAGGATATGATGAAACTTCACCAGTGTCATATCTTGATATCCAGTCAGATTTACAATCGCAAGTTATATACAGTATGGAAAATTAAAATAAATATTTCATTAATGAAAGAGGAAAAAAGATGATTCAAGTTACCAAGCGAGACGGGCGTAAAGAGCCACTAGATATAGAAAAATTACACAAAGTAGTTTTTCATGCATGTGAAAATATAACAGGAGTTAGCCCAAGCGAGGTAGAGATAAAAAGTCAAATTAGTTTTGCAAACGGTATGACTACTAAAGAAATTCAAGAAACTTTAATTAAGGCTGCCGCTGATCTTATCAGTGAAGAAACACCAAACTATCAGTTCGTTGGTGGTAGGCTAATTAATTATGCATTACGCAAAGAAGTATACGGTAACTATACACCTTGCACAGTGAAAGAACTTGTTGAAAGGAATATAGATTTAGGCTTTTATGATCCTGACCTCATTTCATATTATAACGACGAAGAGTGGCAACGAATCAATAGTTTTGTTAAACACGAACGCGACGAAAACTTAACCTATGTAGCAATGGAACAGCTACGTGGCAAGTACCTATGTCAAAACAGAGTAAACGGAGAGATCTTTGAAACACCTCAAATGTGCTATGTACTAATTGCGGCAACATTATTCCAAAGTTATCCAACAGAAACTCGACTACACTGGATTAAAGAATATTATGATGCTATTAGTTTACACGATATTAGTTTGCCTACTCCTGTTATGGCTGGTGTTAGAACTCCACAGCGACAATTCAGTAGTTGCGTCCTTATTGAAAGTGACGACAGTCTTGATAGTATTAATGCTACTGCATCAAGTATTGTTAAGTACGTAAGTCAAAAAGCAGGCATTGGAATTGGCGGCGGCAAGATTCGTGCTATTGGTTCGCCAGTACGTAAAGGTGATGCTTATCACACAGGTATTATCCCGTTTTATAAACTATTTCAAAGTGCAGTAAAATCGTGCTCGCAGGGCGGAGTTAGAGGCGGAGCCGCTACAGTATATTACCCAGCCTGGCATTTAGAAGTTGAAGAAATGTTAGTGCTAAAGAACAACAAAGGTACAGAAGATAATCGTGTACGCCATATGGACTACGGTGTGCAGTTTAATAAACTAATGTATGAAAGACTTATTGCGGGCGCCGATATAACTCTTTTCTCGCCTAGTGATGTACCAGGACTGTATGAAGCATTTTATGCAGACCAAGACAAGTTTAAAGAATTATATGAAACAGCAGAACGCAATACAAAGTTGCGTAAGAAAACTATTCCAGCTATTCAATTGTTTAGTACATTTATGGAAGAGCGTAAGAATACAGGACGCATTTATCTACAGAACGTAGACAATGCTAATGAGCATGGGTCATTCCTTCCTGAGGTTGCACCTATTCGTCAATCAAACCTATGTGCAGAGATTGACTTACCAACAAAGCCACTAAAAGATCTTAATGACCCTGAAGGTGAGATTTCCCTATGTACACTTAGCGCAATCAATTGGGGCAACATTAAATCAGTTAGTGATTTTGAAAGAGTATGTCGACTTGCAGTTCGTGGACTTGATGCACTATTAAGTTATCAAGACTATCCAATACTAGCCGCACAGTTATCTACAGAAAAGCGTAGACCTTTAGGCGTTGGCATTATTAATTTTGCATATTGGATGGCAAAGAACGGACTCGACTATCAGAATATTGATGCAGAAGGACTAGAACTAATTGACGAATGGGCCGAAGCATGGAGTTACTATCTAATTAAAGCGAGTGCTGACCTAGCCGCAGAGCAAGGAGCACCAAGTGGCAACATGGAAACAAAATACGGACATGGTATTACACCTAATCAAACATATTCAAAAGCCCTTGACGAGATTGTTCCTCACAAAGAACGTATGCCTTGGGATAAATTACGTGAACAACTTAAAGAAACAGGCATTCGTAATTCAACACTAATGGCACTTATGCCAAGTGAAACAAGTGCGCAAATTGCAAATGCAACTAACGGAATTGAGCCGCCACGTTCGCTTATATCTATTAAACAAAGCAAGCACGGTGTACTTAAACAAGTTGTGCCTGAATATAAAAGGCTTAAAAACAAATATGATTTACTATGGGAGCACCGCTCACCTGAAGGGTATATTAAAATTGTGTCTGTACTACAGAAATACATTGATCAAGGTGTAAGCGTAAACACAAGCTACAACCCAACATATTTTGACGATGAAAAAATTCCGCTAAGTACAATGCTACAACATTTATTGTTGTTTTATAAACTAGGCGGCAAACAATTATACTATTTCAATACATATGATGGCCAGGGCGAATTAGATGTCAACAAAATGTTTGAAACAGAACTAGCACCAACTGAAATTGAAGACGACGAATATTGTGAATCATGCACAATATAGTTGACAACAGAGCAATAACGTGTTAATATACATAGACACGCAGAGACATAAAGGAAGTAAAATATAATGGGCGTATTTGACGTAGATAACAGAGTCGATCATACTAAAGTAAAAGCATTTTTAGATCCATCAGGCGGTCCTACTATACAACGATATGATAATCTAAAGTATAAACAGTTTGACGGGTTAACTGACAAACAGTTAGGATTCTTTTGGAGACCTGAAGAAGTTGATATCTATAAGGATTCGGCTGACTTCAAGTCACTTACTGAACACGAACAGCATATCTTTACTTCTAATTTGAAGAGACAAATTCTATTAGATAGTGTTCAAGGTCGTGCACCTGCAGAAAGTTTTGGTTCTATTGTTTCTTTACCAGAACTTGAAAATTGGATCATTACTTGGACCTTTAGTGAAACTATCCATTCACGTAGTTACACACATATTATTCGTAATGTATATTCAAATCCAAGTAAAGTATTTGATGAACTTATGGATGTAGGTGAAATTGTTGATTGTGCAGATAGTATATCTAAACACTATGACGATCTTATTGAAACTAGTATGTATTACAACCTGTTAGGTGCAGGAACACACACAGTTAATGGCAATAAAGTAGAAGTAGATATGTACGAGCTAAAGAAAAAACTTTGGCTTGCGTTAATGAGTGTAAACATTCTTGAAGGTGTTCGCTTCTATGTGTCTTTTGCATGTAGTTGGGCATTTGCAGAACTTAAAAAGATGGAAGGCAATGCTAAGATTATTAAACTTATTGCTAGAGATGAAAACTTGCATCTTGCATCAACACAAGCACTATTGAAAGTGTTAAAAACTGACGACAAAGACTTTGCAAAAATTGCAAAAGAAACAGAAGCTGAATGTATTCAGATGTTTGTAGAAGCAGTTGATCAAGAAAAAGAATGGGCTAACTATTTGTTCAAAGACGGATCAATGATTGGACTAAACACAGAATTGTTAAGCCAGTACATTGAATTTATTTGTACACGTAGAATGACAAACGTAGGTCTTAAAAGTCCATACAACCAAAAACAAAACCCATTGCCGTGGACACAGAAATGGATCTCAGGAGCCGAAGTTCAGGTGGCACCACAAGAGACTGAGATAACTAGTTATGTTCAAGGCGGCACTAAACAAGATGTGTCAGCTGACACATTTAAAGGATTTAGTTTATGACAATTGAAATTTGGGGCAAGCCAGCTTGTCCATCATGCACAAAGGCAAAACAGTTTTGCGAAAGCAGATCGCTTCCTTATGTGTACAAAGAACTAGGTAAAGACTTTGACAGAGAAGAAGTGTTTGAAGTATTTCCTACAGCAAGGACATTCCCACAAATTATCGTTGGTGGTAATAAAGTTGGTGGGTATGAAAGTTTATTAGAATATGTTGATAACACAGGTTACAACGGCACAGGACATACATTATAATGTTAATCGAAGCACCATATAAAATTGGAGATACCGTATCTCTAAAACTAACTTCAGGCGAAGAAATCATTGCACGTTTAGATGCAGAAGATTCTAACACCTATACACTTAAAAAGCCTATGGTGCTTATAGCACAATCAGAAGGCTTAGGACTTGCTCCTTTCATGTTTTCAGTGTCTCCGGACGGAAAATTTGTAATGAAAGCAAGTGCAGTAAGTTGTTTAGCAGTCACACAAGACGAAATTTCCAAGCAATATACACAACAAACTACCGGTATTGTTACTTAAATTTGTAAATATCGGTTGACAAGCCCGCACGAGTATTGTATAATACTAGTATGAATAAGGCAAAAAGAAAAGGCAATAAATTGTATAAAGTAATACTCACAGACGCTGATGGCGTACTATTGAACTGGGAATATGCATTTACATGTTGGATGGAACAACATGGACATACGAAAGTAGAAAATGCAAATTTCATTTATGACATTGGCGAACGTTTTGGAATAACCAAAGAACAAGGCAAACAATTAGTTAAGATTTTTAACGAAAGTGCCGCAATTGGTTTCCTTCCAGCACTACGTGACGCAATGTATTATGTAAAAAGATTACACGAAGAACACGGATATGTTTTCCGTTGCATTACAAGTCTAAGTTTAGACAAAAATGCATACAAACTTCGTAAGATGAATTTGGAGAAACTGTTTGGAAAAACAGCTTTTGAAGAATTAGTTTGTTTAGATACAGGTGCAGACAAAGATGAAGCTCTTGAACAATATAGAGATTCAGGTTTGTATTGGATTGAAGACAAACTATCTAATGCACAACTTGGTTTAGACTTAGGTTTAAAATCAATACTCATCGAGCATGGATTTAATATGAACGATGATATTCCAGAAGGTATGACTAAAGTAACTAACTGGAAAGAAATATACGAAAACATTACAGGAGAAAACGCATGACATTACATGACGAAATCGTACAAGCATTTAATAATTACTTGGCAGAGTCTGAAACATTTGAAGACAAAAGTGTCAAGGCAGCGGCCGCAAGAGCTCGTAAAGCATTGGGTGACCTAGGCAAACTTACAAAAGATCGCCGTAAAGAAATCCAAGACAAAAAGAACGCAATGTAATGAGTGGGCAGAGACGCTGGCTCAAATTATGGGCTAGGACAGTTGGAATGCCCATAGGTATTACAGACGACGATAAGCCAGAATTCCTTCCTATATCACAAGAAGATGTAAGAAGGGCACTGGCTTTTCGCACCTTTTGGATCGCGTTACACATTGTAACATGTGCTATGATCATCACAGGAAACGGCAGAACTTTGGGTTGGTGGTAAACTACGCATTTAACTAAATACTTGTAACAGACAAGGAGATGTTAGTTATGATGTGGGTCGACTACAATATTGACCAAATAGGTGAAAACTTCAAAGTCAAAGGAGACTATGAAGGAGAAGTAATGGGTGTTTGTAGAGATGGCACACCTAGAGACCATTGGTTGTATAAACCAGGCGATGTTTTTGTTGTTAACGAACACGGTTGGTTAGTTAAAACAGACGAAGTAAGTGCTTTAATGCTAAAACACGAAAGTAATAAAAATGAACGTAAACAAGGGCGATAAAGCAATAATTGTTTTTTCAATTAATCCTAGTAATATAGGACGCATTGTTAACGTATCAGAATACATTGGCAAGTTTGAGCAAAACGAACAGTTCGAAGCATTTGGTATGAAGTGTCATTGTGCTGTTCACGATCATTACTGGTGGATTGAAGGTGACGACATTGATATACAACTTGGACCAAGTCCTAAAGCATATATTGCTGACAGTTGGTTGCGAAAAATACCAACTACTAAAAAGAGCAAAAAACTACAAAAAGAACTTGACATTCTAGCATAAGAGTGTTATAAATATACTCGTAACGTTGAAGCAATTCAAACGCTATACAGGACCCGGGGGCGGTACCCGGCGACTCCACCAAAAATACATTCTGCTTACTGTATAGCAGAAGCAACAGGCTGATAAACTGGGAATGTATTTTTGATGGGGTCGAAATAGGATCGACTGGTAGTTAATAGGAGAGTGGAGTTGCCCGGATGTAAGCTCGGTTAACGCGAACAAACTTAATAATTGCAAACGCAAATTATTCATTAGCGGCTTAGGCTGTTACGAGGTAGTTAGGCCTTGTTACCAAACATAGCATTAAAGAGTGTTGTTTTTTAGCAACACTCTTTTTTTATACCTGCTCGTTTTTGCACTAAAAGAGTGCGATAATGATAACTAATAGTGTGAACAACAAATTCCCACCCCAAAGTTCACACTAAAAATTTAATAATAATAAAAAAAGGAAATAACAATGCGTATTCTCGCGACAGCATTTGTGGCCGCAATGGCCGCAACAACAGCAATGGCTGATACACTAATAGTTAGTGAAGCACCTGCGCCAATCCTAAGTGGTGAAGTTTCTTTAGACTTCGCTGAAAAGGCAAACGAAAACTATGGCGGCACAATGGGTGTCGAACTAGATATCAATGCAGGAGAAATTGCAACTGTTGATTTAGGTTTTAAAGCAACAGACGGCAATGCTCTAACATTAGACACATGGACAGTAGGTACAGAAGTTAATGGTTTAGGTCTTGCATTTGGTGATGACAATGGCGTTATGCCAGAAGCTGAAAAGTCAGCATATAGCACACTAGCAACACCGGCAATGACTGAATCATTAGCACTATCTATAGGCGATGCAACAGTTGCAATCGGACTAACTGATTGGACCGCAGATGTGTCTGATCTAAGCAACGTACAAGGTGCATATAGTTTTAATATGAATATGATAGATGTTACTGCTATGCTAGACTATAATTTAGATTCAGAAAATACTGTACTAGGTGCAGAAGTTGAAGGTTTAGATTTAGGTATGGTTGCACTTGGTGGCGTAATGACATATGACACTGATGCAGAATCAATTGGCTACGAAGGTAATGCAAATGTTAACGGTATTACAGCGTATGTCAACGGTGACGATGCAAATAAACTACAGCATGTAGGTGCTGAAGTTGAAAGAACATTTGCCGAAGCTACATGGACAGCTGGCGTCAACTATGATACTGATGCAGAAGAATTTGCACCAACAGCCGGTGTAAGTTTTAACTTCTAAGTTAAAAACATAACAAACAAAAAAGGGTTGCTTTCTTGAATTGCAACCCTTTTTTTATGACTAAATAATGTTAGCATATAAAGGGCAGGGCAAATGCGAGAAAAATTACGCAAATGGTTTAACGTCGATAATGTTATCGACGCAAGTGTTGACCTGTTTTTAATATTGTTTGATGTGCTTAGTTCGCCTATCCTAATTGTAATGAGGTTGGCACGTTTTGTAATAGGAAACTATTTACTGGGCGGCGTAAAGAACAAAATTAAGCGAGTAGCACATTGGACAGAAGGCAAGCATCCATTACTACAAATTTGGGTATGGACACTTATAGTATGCGTAGGAGTAGTAATTCTTACATTAATGTGGCTCTTTGGAACAGCGTTTGGAGAGTTCATAATGGAAGAATGGGGCGATCAAGCATTAAACTTAGATGAATAAGAGGGAAATAAAATGCAACAAAATGAATATGATGTAAAAGTTATAAAAGTAGTAGACGGTGATACAGTAGATGTAGATATCGATCTAGGATTTGGAGTAACACTAACAGACGAACGTGTAAGAATTATGGGCATTGATACACCTGAGTCACGCACGAGAGACAAAGTAGAAGACTTGTTTGGTGAAGCGGCTAAAGCACGATTGAAGGAACTTATGGAAGACGGTGGTAAACTTATTACTACTGAAAACCGTAAAGGAGAAGATATGAAAGGCAAGTTCGGACGTATCTTAGGAGACTTCAAAGTAGAACGTTTTGAAAACGGTGAGCCAGAACTTGTAACAGATATTCTAATAGAAGAAGGACATGCAGTAGCATATTTTGGTGGAAGCAAAGAAGAAATACAGCTAAAACACGAAGCAAATAGGCAGAAATTGCTACGTGAAGGCGTGATCAAACAAGAAGATTACGATGCGGCTGTTAAATTAATGGAAGAAAAAGGTTGACAAGATCTTAAAAGGTGCTATAATATACAAATACTAAGGAATTAGTATGTTTTTTTAAACCTATATTTGGAGGCATAAACATTATGGCATTTACTAAAATTAAAACAAACCAAAAGACCTTTTTAGAATCATATCTTAGAGGCACCGGCAAATCATTGACTTCGGCAGACGCTAAAGCAAGATTTGGCATTCAGCAACTACCAGCAAGAATGAGTGAACTCAAAGCGGCTGGCTTGAATGTAAAAACATCAGTTGCAACTACTGGTAAAACACGTTATTCAATTACATCACGTGACGTTACTGGTTCAAGAGCAAAAATGTTTGCATAAAACTGGTTGACAACCTACTAAACTCCTGCTATAATAGTTTTACTATTAACAGAATAGCAGGAGTTTTTTTATGACTATGTCACTAGCCCGTGGGCTATCAACTATCAATACAAAAAAGCCTAAACAGAAAAAACTAACACAGGCAAAACTAGACAAACTTAGAATTCAATGGCGTCAATATAATAAAGATATGCGGCGCAAGCATTTACATAGTCTTCAATATGATAACTTTGACGACTATGTAGCATACACACAAGGTACTGCAAAGCCTAGAAAGCAACAGTCTCGTGGCGTGTATGATCCAAACAAACACGGTCCTTACGTAAGAAAGTCACCAGATATTCCTAGCATGGGTGACGGTGTAGGTAGCTATGCACCTAGAAAAGAATCACAAAAGTATACAGGCGACCTTATTGTAGGTATCGCAACTATGCATAAATCAAATGCAGTACCAGTAATGCGAGGCACAACACAGGCCAAAGACATTGCTAGTATGCGTCGATAAATAGAGCGAGGGTAAATCAATGCATAAACTAATTATTTGTGCCGCATTATTTGTGGCGACTATCTCTTCAACGTCATCTCTAGATGCAAAAGGATTGTTCACTTCGGAAGAACGAGCTGAAATGTGGTGCTTGGCACAGAACATTTATTATGAAGCACGTGGCAGTAATAGAGCAGACAGAGTAGCAGTAGCAGATGTAGTTCTTAATCGTGTAGAAGATACACGTTATCCAAATACAATCTGCGAAGTAGTAAAACAAGGCAAACAAAAGCCTAGTTGGAAAGATCCTACTGTGATGGTAATGGTGCGTAATGCATGTCAGTTCTCATGGTATTGTGATGGCAAAGCAGATGATCCAAAGGATTTAGATTCTTGGGTTGATTCACAACAGATTGCATATAATATTATAACATGGAATGACGGTCGAGGCTTAACAGAAGGATCAACACATTATCATGCAGATTATGTAAAACCGGAATGGGCCCGTGAGATGCAATTGGTCGGACGCATAGGTGTTCATATATTTTATAGGTGGGAGTAATCCGCTTAGTTAATTTACCATAGAAAAAGGCTTAAATACTAGATGTTCTTAGCAATTTTAACACTCATCACAGCATTGTGTATCAGTGCTGTGGCAATATATTACTCGGTCGCAGGATTGGTTGCAATCTTTGCGGCTGCCGCAATACCCATTATGATTATGGGCGGTGTACTTGAAGTAGGTAAACTAGTTACCGCAGTATGGTTACACAAATATTGGAAACAAGCAACATGGTGGCTTAGAAGCTATCTAAGTATCGCTGTTGTTGTTTTAATGCTTATTACATCAATGGGCATTTTTGGCTTCCTATCAAAAGCACACATTGAACAAACTAGTGCAAGCGAAGAAAGTATTGCTAGAATAGAATCTATTGATACTGAGACTGCAAGATTAATGTCAGTTATTGGTAGAGCCGAAAACAAGATACGTGATTTAGAAAACAGTGGTATGGGTGCAGATGCAAATATCCAATCACAAATTGACAAAGAACAAGAACGTATTGACAAAGCGTTTGAACGTATTCAACCTGCTATCCAACAACAGAATCAAATTATTACAGATGCAAGAGCTTCTGATAACAATCGTACTAAACCGTATGAAGATCAACTTGCAAGTATTACAGCAGAGATCTTACGTTTAGAAACTAGTGCAAAAGAATACGAAACTAAGATTGAAAATTTAGATACAGACTCAAGCGGTGTAGAACCTCTACTAGCACAGATAGCACAACTAGAAGAGGAAATTATACGTGTCACAAATCAACTCAACTCAAAAGAACAACAACAAATTAGAGCAGGTCAAGCAATCATTGGTGTCACAAGTGATGGGCTGTTTGGTGGCAACACTAGAACTGCTCTCGCTAAATGGGTTCAAGGACAAAGAGACAGAATTACACAAATCCAAGGCGAAGTCGCACAAGTACGCAAAGATGCAACAGCACAAGTAGATGCTGAAAGAGTAAGACTAGCAGACGTAGTTAAAGATATTCGCACAGTGCAAATACCTGCACTGAAAGATCGCGAACTTACTATGTTAGGTAAGATTGATGAAGTGCGTCAAACTGAATCTCCAGTTATACAAACAGCAAGAGACGAAATACAAAGACTACGTGAGAGTGCAGAATCGCAAGTTGCACAGTCACAAGCTCTTATAGAAAGATTACAACAACAATTAGCAAATAGAGATAACGCAGACGAAGTTCAAACGGCCATAGACGAACAACTAGAACGTGTTCGAACAGCGTCATTTGAAATTGAAACATTAACTGATGAGAAGTATGAGCTAGAAGCAGAGTACAGAAAATTAGAAGCAGAAGTAGGCCCTGTAAAATATATTGCAGAGTTTGTTTACGGTGAGGCCGCAGATAGTAATATGCTTGAAGAAGCAGTACGTTGGGTAATTATTATCATTATCTTTGTATTTGATCCACTAGCAGTCTTACTATTGATAGCAAGCCAATATACCTTTGAGTTTAGACGTAAACAACTTGAAGATGACGGCGGTGAACGTCTTCGGCTCGAGAGAGAAGAATACGAACGAGCAAGAGCACAACGCATAATTGACAACCCTGGCTTTGATATTGATGATTCTGCGCCACCTGCGGAACAAAAGGAAGAAATAGATGACAGAAACGGAATCGAAACCGGAGGAACGGTTGAAGGCCCTATTGTGTCACCTACCGCTGGAACCGGAGATAGCGGAGGAGACGCTTCCGAGGGAGTGGCTTTGGCCGGAGAAAACAAAGGAGTACAGTTAGATGGAGCAATGGATCAATCTACAGATGGCAATATACAAGATGACAATGTGGAATCTAATGAACGAGATAGAGAAGCCAATGATGAGGAAAGTCTATCAGGACGGAGCGATGTGGAATCTGACGAAGAACAAGTTCCTAACAGTAGCGAAGCCCAAGAAAGAACTACTACCGAGCAGGACACCAGAGGAAGTGCTACAGCATCTGAAGAGGTAGCTGTTAGAGAACTTGAGTATGCAGAAAAAGAAAAAGATGAAACCTACCAAATAAACAAAGAACAATGGAAACAGGATCATCCTAACGAAACTATTAAATTACAAAAAGCATTATATATTGAAGGCAAGATAGATAAATTGCCTTGGGAATCAGAAGAACCTTTAATCAAACAAGAAACAGGATATATACAGAACGAAGAACAAAATTCAGATAAACTGTGGAATAAGATTAAAGACAATGACTGATATCAAATTAATTACACCACCTGATAGACTCTACACGAACGAAGCAAGTGTACTTGCTATATACCCAAGTAAGTTTGTAAAAGAAGAATTACAAACAGTGCTTCTAGATGTTGATGTTCCTATTCATTTATACTTGTATGATCAAAAGGAAGACGATGACCAATACGAATGGTTAATTGATGTCTTTCAACAAGTTGATTATGTAATATTAGATATTGATAACTGTCCTTCAAATATTAGAGATATGGCAAGCTATTTTATGTCAAGAGATAAAACTTTCTGGTTGACAAAAGGAGAGAACCTATTGTATAATATAATAAGTAAGAACCGGGTTTATTCATTAGAGTTTTTACCAATGCTGTTAGGAGGCAAATTTGAGACAGAACAATAAAAGAAAAAATTACCAAAAAGGTACACAACCAGACGGTCTAACTGTTGAAGTACGTAATGGTGATTTTAATGGTGCAATGCGTAGATTTAAAAAGAAAGTACAAGAAGCAGGCATCATCCAAGAAGTACGTGAAAGACAATTTTATGAAAAGCCTAGTGCTAAACGTAAGAAAGCAAAAGCCGCAGGCAGAGCCCGTTGGCTTAAAAAACAACGCAAATTAAACGAACTGTAAGGTAACGCAACATGGCAATGAATGCAGAACCTTGGTTTCCTAGTGTTATATGGAACGCTAACACACAAGGACTTGATAACAGTGTTTTAAAATCTTATGCATACGAACGTAAAAAAACTGATGTTGGCCGCAGTATTAGTAATTACGGCGGTTGGCAAAGTAGTGATGTTCGTCCCGGTGATTGTGCTGAACTAGATAAACTTGTTGAATATTTAGAAGCTGAACTAAATGAAATAGCAACTGGTGTTGGACTAAAACCAATTACTGTTTATAACTTATGGATAAACATTAATCCACCCGGTAGTTATAATGTTGAACACAATCATATGAATTCTGTTTTAAGTGGAGTTTATTATATCGATGCACACGAGTCTCAAGGCAATATCAATTTTATGAGAAATGACGGTGCTGAATATCATTTGCAAGATAATATAGTTGAGCAAGTTCATCACTTTAATTCTTCCAAAACAACATATCCTGCAAAGACCGGAGCATTGTATGTTTTTCCCGGATGGTTAAAACACAGTGTAGACGGTAACAGTACTGATAAAGACAGAATTAGTATATCGTTTAACACAGGTGTTAAATGAGTGACGTAGCGGCAATATCACCAATCAATGTTATAAGTGCATATACTAGGGTAACACCGACAGGTCCACATGAAACAGTAACACATGTTAAACACACACAGCAAGATGGCGGATCAGTCAAAGTACAATCGATAAGTTATACAACTTACAATGTTAGAGGTGAACTACAAGCACCTCAAAAGCCAGTAGGCTCAAACTTAGATATAATGATATAAAGGTAAAAAAAATGCGTATTGAAGAAGATATGAAACTTGACTACAAGGATGTTCTTATTCGTCCTAAGCGAAGCACACTAGGTAGTCGTAAGGAAGTAGATCTTGAACGTGGATTTACATTTCGTAATTACAAACCAGAGTTTCCAGATAACGCAGTATACAGACACTATCGTGGTGTTCCTATTATGGCTTCTAATATGGATGGTGTCGGCACATTTGAAATGGCTGATACACTTGCTAAACAAAAGATTATGACTTGTTTAGTTAAGACATATGCAGTAAATGAGTTAGTTAATTTTTTCGATAGTGTGATGCACGAGCGTACAGAATATGTTGCAATGAGCATTGGTATTACAGATGCAGATCATCTAAAGTTTAGAAATGTATACGAACAAACAGGCAATCAATTGAAGTATGTTTGTATTGATGTAGCAAATGGTTATTCCGAGAGATTTGCTACGTTTGTAAAAGAATTTAGAAACCAGTATCCTAACATCGTTATTATTGCAGGTAATGTAGTTACTGGTGAAATGACAGAGGAGTTAATTCTAAGTGGAGCAGATATTGTTAAAGTTGGTATTGGCCCTGGGAGTGTTTGCACTACTCGTATCCAAACTGGCGTTGGTTACCCTCAGCTTTCTGCTGTTATCGAATGTGCAGACGCCGCTCACGGCCTTGGCGGTCACGTTATCGCTGATGGTGGCTGTACTTGTCCTGGTGATGTGGCTAAAGCATTTGCTGGAGGTGCTGATTTCGTTATGCTAGGAGGCATGCTTGCTGGGCACGATGAAGGCGGTGGCGAAGTAATCACTAGACATTATGTAACAAATGAAATAGAATATGAAGTTGGCAATCATTTAGATAATCGCAAACAAAAAGTAGAAGAAAAAAAGTTTGTACAGTTCTACGGAATGTCAAGTGAAAGCGCAAATGACAAGCACTTTGGTGGCTTGAAGGAGTATAGAAGCAGTGAAGGAAGAACGGTTCTTGTGCCTTACAGAGGCTCAGTGGAAACCACTACTCAAAATATATTGGGTGGTGTGCGTAGTACTTGTACTTATGCTGGCGCAGTGCGATTGAAACACCTAATGAGATGTGCAACATTTGTACGTTGTACACAAACTCACAATGGCGTTTATGAAAAATCAACAATAGGTAACTGATGATTTATTATGAACCTGTTCCAATAGAAGAACACAGTAATCTTATTGGTGATAATTTTAGCAAAAGATTCGCAGAAGAAATGTATGAATACTATCGTCCTTTTATTAAAAAAGGTAGGACTATTCAACTTGCAAAAGAAACTTGGGAGTATGCTGTTGCTGATAGTATTGATAGCGGAGAGTGGGTTGGCGCAGGAAAAAACATTATTGATGTAAAAGCACCTAACCTTGACATTGATGTTAAAGGTTTGAGTTGCGGGCATATTGCTGGCACTACTACAGAAGCAAGTATTTTACAAAACAATAAATTAGAAAACGATAACTTTGCAACTTTGTTTGAAAACAAAGACTTTCAGAGTTTAAAGGATATGTTTGTTGATCCGTTTGTTGAAAAAATAAAAGGAACAACTAATTTACACATACTTTGTGCAGTAAGAGAAAAGAAAGCACACAAGGTACACTATTGTTTGTTAAAAGTTGTAGAAAAGCCTAACAAAAACTTTGTGAAAGAAATGTATATGGATGCAAAACGCAGTGTAAGCGTACCAATGATAGATCCTAAGTATGGCCGAACATACTTATATATTCCTAAAAGAAGGTTAGAGATTAGACTAAAAATGGACGAAATGTCTAAGTTTAGTGTCTTTTCACATTCAATAGATTTAGAAGAATAGCATGGTAAATAATTTTATAAACAAGGAGATAGAGATACATGTCTGAAGCAGACTTAACTTCAAAAATGGTACGGTTTGGTGAAGAGAATCGTACTGCTTTATTAGAAGGTGTTAACATACTTTCAAACGCTGTTAGGACTACACTAGGTCCTAAAGGTCGTAATGTAATTATTCAAGTACCGTTGAAACAACCAGTAGTTACAAAAGACGGTGTTACAGTAGCTCAAGAAGTTATGTTAGACGACCCATTAGAAAACATGGGCGCACAAATGGTATTAGAAGCCGCAAGAAGAACTAATACTGATGCTGGTGATGGCACTACTACAGCTACAGTTTTAACACAAGCAATTATCACTGAAGGATTAAAACTTGTAACAGCTGGTATGAATCCTATGGATTTAAAAAGAGGTATTGATGCAACTGTAGAAGTTATTGCTGATAACTTAGATAAGC